CCTCAAAATCACCATTAAGTACTAATTCAGGGTCAGTAATACTCTGCATATCTTGTACTAAACCATCAGAGTTTATTCTTGTAGCACTACTTGCTCTATCGAAGTCAAAGTCTGATGATACATCTACTACTGATATGTTGTCTATTGCGCCTGAAAATCCACTCCCCTTTAGTAATTCAAATTCATTAATGTCATAAGTGCCAAAAACTGTATGTTCTCCGTTTGTATTTATATTAGCAGAAGTCGTAGAACCAAAATCTACAATAACTGCACCACTACCACCATAATCTGATAATGTAAAAGTTACTTTACAAGTTTTGCCACTTAGATTAGATATTGATTGCTCTAGTTTAGATGTTGAGCCTGAAACTGCAATAACTTTACCATCACTAATAGACCAACCTGTACCTTTTGTCCAATTACTATCTGTATCAAACGTGCCATTAGTTACAAGTTCATCACCTGTATAAGTCTTTACAGAGTGTACCCTTGCATTACTTGTTGCAGTAGGAGTAAGTAGTATAGATGCTTTGTCTAAAAGCTCGTAGTTGTCTATATCTTTAACAACAGCCTTGCTATCAGTATTGTTCTCACTATACTCTGCACGACCTCTTAGAGTGGACATAAGAGCTTCTATAACACCACCTAGTATTCTTTTACCTACACTTATTGCTAATCCTAATCCTAACATATATTACTCTGTATATACTACTTCCATAGTAGCGTTAAACCTTGCTGTTGTTGAACTTGTATCTCCTGCTGATATAGTAACTATGATAATATCTCCTGCTGAGAATGATTGAGTGCTACCCAAACCACCTGCTGCAAATACATCTGTTGTTGTAGTTCCTCCACCAACTTCACTAGCTGTACTACCTAATTGTGTAAGGTCAATAGCTGCTGCACTTTCATCAACAGGAGTTCCCTTATAAATCTTAAAGTTTAAAGTCTTACCGCTTGTTGCAGCTACAACACCACCAAAAGCATTGATGTAACCATCTCTAAGGCAATATAGCTGCGCTTGTGCAACAGCATCTTGTGCATCAGCAGTAGCATCAGTAACCACCGTATTCCAAACATGAGTAGAGTTACCCGAATATGTTGGTGCTAATTCATCTGTCGTTGTTACAGCAGATAAAAAACCATTAACCCTAACAAAATGAGTTCTTCTAAGGTTGTCATCCGCCCAAGTCAAAGCATCACTACCATCCTTTGTTAAGACGGTATTAGATGCTGCTGTACTAAAGTCCTTTGGAACGTGAAGCTGTGAGTTATCTAAACTACTATGTTCGTTACTAGCCATACTACGCTGTGTATCCTATGCAAATTCCACTTGTCAATGTAATTGCTGTAACCTTTCCTAAGAATAATGTAGTTCCCGCAGGTAAAGTCGTTTGCAAAGCAGTTTCACCACTACATTCGTTAGCAGCAATACTAGCTATAACACTCTCCACAGGGAAGTGTAAGCAGTAAAAACTTTTACCTGTTTGTGCAGCAGTAGTAAATACCTCAACATCACCACTAGGTGAATGACCTACCATTCGCATTAACGATACATTATCATCTAAAAATCCTGTTGCCATTTTATATTATTTTATTTGTTTCTATCGTATGCCCAATTCTTTAAAGCAATATAATTCTTGGAGTAAGGGCATTCTTCACTCACATTCTTGCCTTGTGGTTGTTTCTTTGCTCTTGCTATATATGCAATAGCCTTTCTTGCTTCAGTAGCATTTGCAGATGTCCAATCCGCTTTCTTCTTTGACAACAAAGTAAGGTTTCTGTTTATAGCAGTTCTGCCTATACTAGCCTTCTTGCTACACTCACTCTCTGACCATCTATTTAGCTCAGAGTAGCTCATATTAACGGAAGCCTTATACTCTGTATATGTTTCATCTATCTCCTCTTGAGAGAAAGCATTTTTAGTTTCCTTTAGCTCTGATATAAGCTCACCTGCCATCTCATTGATTAAATCCAATAAGTCAGTTTGATTTGCATCATAAGCATCACCATCATGTTCCTTACCGCACATCCAAGAGCCATCAGGCATTTGGTGTTCGTATCCGTCAGGGCACTCTTTATTCTCTCTAAATACGTTTTCTTCTTCCTTCATTAGTAGAATATTATTCCGTTCATCTTACTAGCTATGTCGGTATCAGGCATTGAGCTATCACCATCCTTACCATACAAAGGAAAACTTCCTACTTGGTCTTGATGCGTGATGTGTGCAATCATATCATCAAGCAATACCTTTGCCTTTCTGAATGTGTCGCTTTTCATTTGATTGAATTGCTCTACGTTTGCAGGTGTACTAAAATCGGATGAGTTAACTACTAACCCTGCCGATGTCGTATTGTATTGTATCTCATTCATTACCTCGAATCTAACAAACCAACATAGAGCAGGTTTAAGATAGTATTGCAAAAGTATTGAGTTAGGCGATGTAAGCGTTCCTGTACTGTCGTGCTGTGTCTTTAACTCCTCATAGAAGTCCAATCCAAGCTCAGGCTTGATGTGTGCAAGTTCAGCAATTTCAAGGATAGTATCGCTAATCAAAGCTGTATCTGTTGCTTGATTGGTAAACGCATTAGATATTACCTCTGAAGGTGTTACGAACTTATCAAATTGTCTTACATTACTCATCTATCTCTGTGTTTATTTCGTTAGCACCTTTTCTGTCTATAATAAGCAAATCGCCACCATCTATTGTAGGCAGGTCTTTGTTAAGCATTGCTCTCTGTTCGTTGATAGTCAATACTTGCTTAGGGTCAATGTCCGCTAGGAATGAGATAGGTGGTTCGTAAGCTACCGTAAGGTCACTTGTATCTATCCCCATCTCTGCATTGATAACCCTTTTTATTGGGTCTAGTAAGATGTTAGTAGTATCTCTAATAACAGTTGACATAGCTAAGTCATAAGCTATTCTAATCTCACTACCCGTATTGTTCATCTTACCCGATGATACGATACCACTCAAGGCAGGTTGCCATCTGTGAGCAGTAATTATGTTTTGGTCGGTTAACTTCTGTAAGTCTAAGAAGTCACCATCTTCCTTGTTGGATATAATCTGAACATCAGTTCCTCGACTATCCTCTCCGTTCTTTACAAGGAATAATATCTTTGAGTTGTTACCACTACCCGTTAGCGTTTCTTTAGCAGTTTCAACAAACTTTTCGGCTTCTGATTCGCCAAAATCGCCATTAACGGTAACAATAGCGGAAGGACTAAATCCATTCTTAAATGATGTATGATTGAATTTACCAATCTCATAGTCTATTGCTATGTGTTCTAATGCAGCTACATAGTCAGGCAATCCGTAAAAGTTAAATGTACTTTCGTAGTCCTTGTAGTGTATAATAAAACTGCTGTTAGAAATCTGTGGGTAGATTGGTATTCTTTGAGTTTTCTCTTTGTTCTTTCGATAGTTTGCCCAATCAGGATTGAAATAGACATACTTCTTGTTTTTAGAAACCCTAGCTGTTGAAGCATCTTTGTGATAGAAGTTAACACCACCATCATATACAACGCCCTCTAAGAAAGCGTTACCGTATGTATAGTAATCATCAGCAAGTTTCTTAAAGCAGTCCTTTAGGCTTTCTCCGTTAGCGTTTACATCCTCTATGAAGTTACCTAGAGCTTCATTGTCAGTAATAAAACCACCACCCGTAGTGAATGTAGTTTTCTGTGCTAATACAGACCTGTGCGTAGAAGATTGTCTTTTTAGTTCAGATAAGTATTGAGGAAACAAGTTATCCTTACCAAAAGGGATAAAGTCCTCTCTTAATCTGTCTAAATCTTTAACCTCAGTATCTACCGTAGGAGTAGATAGGTTAACAAAAGCATACTTAGTATTAAAACTACTCTTTGTCGGAGTTGTCTTTACTTGATTCTTCTTTTGCTTTTGCTTTGGTTTTCTTTGGTTTTGCATCTTCTTTGCTTACAAAATTAGTAAATCCCAAGTCATAAACTTTCTTTAGTTCAGCTTGAGTTGCTCCTGCCCACATAACTTTAAATCCGTTAAAAACAGTAAGACCTTCTTTCAGTTTTGATTTATACATATTGCAAGTATAATAAAAAAAGAAGGAAAGGGCAAATTGCCCAATCCATTTCTTTTTAGTTAATTATTATGATAAGGTAACTGTTCCTGATGATTGATTAACAGTAACTGTACTTGTTACAATTCTTGGAAGCTCACCTGAACTACAAGAGATTGTTACAGTAACACCGTTTTCTTCACCAAGTGCTGCACCTGTTCCACCTTCGATAGAAGTCAATGTAGCATACATTTGTGAAGCAAAAGCATTATCTCCTGTTTCGTGTCCGTAAGCCTCACTAATACCTACACAGTATTTGTTGTCATTATGGTCAACTACTACTGCTGCAAGTCTTTTACCTAGCAAATCTTGTAGGTTGCTAAAATGCTCAGTTGAGCAGTTAGGAACATAAAAAGATATAGTATGCTCAAACATAACAACACCATTCTCTTTAGAGCCACTTGTAGATAAAGAACCTGTACCTTGTTTAAGGTCAAAGTTAGCTAAATCCTCAGATTGTGCTAAAGCAACACCGTGAACATCAGTAGTATTACTAAATGTAGGAGTTAACTTATCCAACTCACAAAGTGCAATGTGTCTTAGACCACCTCTTTTTTCAATATCAGAGTTGACTACAACTAAATTTTCTATTGCCATTTTATTTTTATATTAAAAGTTAAAAA